AAAAACGCGATATGGTTGTCCGACTTGATTTGCTGACAATCCAAGTCCATCACTCTTAATCATCTTGTCATGTAATGCTTGTACAAACTCTTTCGGATCAAACGCTGGGTTATCAAAATCAAACTCTTTGCATTCTTGCAAAAGAACGGATGATGTTTCTGGAACTAAATTCAATTCAATCATTTTGTTATCCTTGAAAAATTATTGACCTTCTCAAACCGAATCACATTGGCAAATTTGTCTTGTAGAATATCACCCTTGTGGGATATAACAAACAGATTAGAACCTTCAAGCATGTTTAGAATCTTCATCAAGTCTTCTGTGCCATTTGTGTCTAATGATGAATCAAAAATCTCATCAAGAATCAATATGTTTGTGCTTGCAGAGTTCTTTAATTTGGCAACAGCACGCCAAGTCAACATCAATGCCATATCAATACGTTGCTTTTCACCTTCGCTGAATGATGCATACGTGAAATCATCACGATGGCGAGACTTGATTGTTTCTTTGAATGATTCATCAAGATTGAAGTTTACAAAAAACTCTAATGCTGCAAGATACTTGTTAACTAGCTTATTGATGACTGGTATGTATTGACGAATGATTTTCGTTTTGATACCTGTGTCTTTCAGTAAATTTGTTGCGACTTCATAATATAAACGTTCTTCAGAGATGATTTTAATCTCAGATTCCAACTCAGCAAGTTCTTGATTCATTGATTCAAGTTTTGTTTGTTCCGTTTGCAAGTCATCTTTGACTAGCGACAATCTTTTAATTTCTTTTTCAACGCTTTCAATGTATCTACGATTGGCTTTAATCTCACTTTGTTCAAACGTCAATTGTGAATTTAATGTTTGAATTTGTTCTGCAATTTTTCCAATTTCATCACATCTAACATTGAGCGTGACAATCTCGGTATCAATCTTTTTCAATGCATCATTAACTTCTTCAAGTTTTTTAGTTCGCTCTTCAATAATATGTGATTTGTATTCATCACCAATTGTCTGTTTACATGTTGGACAATCATTGTTATCGTGATAGAATGAAATATCAGTATTAACTTTCTTGAGTGTTTTGCCTAAACTAAGTTTGACGCCTGAAAATTTTGTTATCTTTCCATCAACTTTATCTTTGTCTGAAATCTGTATACACAAATCAGACAAACTTTGATGTAATGTTGTGCAGTTAGTTTCACTCACTACAACTAAATGTTGAATGTTTGCAATGTCTTGTTGTTTAGACGAAAGTTGTGCTGCATTACTTTTCTTTAATGAATCTATAAATTGAATTTGATATTGAATCTTCTCACTCTTTAAATCAACTGCATACTTTGTCTGAGAATGTTTTTCTTTCAGCAATAAAAACTTATCTTTAAGAACACCATTCATACGTGAGAAGATTTGAATGTCCAACAAGTCTTCAATGATAGAACGCCTATCGCTTGCAGACAACTGCATAAATGGTGTGAATGATGCTGAACCCAACAGAACAATTTGGGTAAACGATTTGTAGTTGAGTTTGAGAATGAATTTCTCTAGATGTTCTTGATAGTCTTTGACTGCTGCATCTTGATTGATTAGGTGTCCATTGCAATAAATCTCAAATAAGTTTGGCTTAATGCTACGCACAATTTTATATGACTTGTTGCCTGTGTCAAATTCTATTTCAACAGTACAATCTTTCTGATTGATTGTATTGACAAGTTGACCTTTGTTGATATTACGAAATGGTTTACCAAACAGAACAAAGCATAATGCATCAAGCATTGTAGACTTGCCTGAACCATTAGATCCAACAATCAACGTAGTGTTGTTGCCATCTAAATTGATTTCAGAAAAGAAATTGCCGGTACTTAGAAAGTTTTTCCATCTTAAATTGCGAAAAATAATCATTATATGTTTTCTGTGGATAGTGCCTCAACATAGAGTTCACGCATCAGGGTTTTCAATTTGTTAGGATCATTGACACTCAAACTTTGCGCATCAATAAATTTAGAGAGAATAGACATGGTGTCTTCAGCTTGATTAACAATGTCTTCATCTTCTGTTTCACTAAATTCTGTAAAGTCTTCAACAATTGTAACATCAACTGGACCTACTTTATATATTTCATCAACAAGTTTTTCAAATAAGTATGGGTCTTGTTTATTCACAACAACAACTTTCACATAAGCATTTGCATACTTAGAGAAATCCATAATCTTTAAATCCTCAATCTTCAGCTTGTCAGTGCCATTATCATCATAGTTAACTTTATAAAACATTCTGTGAGGATTGTTTATGTATTCAACTTTCATGCTCTCGGTATCTAGAACAGCAAATTTCTTTTGATCTTGATAGTCCGACCAAAAGAGTTCATATGGAGTTCCCACATACGTGATGCTATCATGTTCGGAAAACGTATGATAGTGTCCGCTGAACACTCTATTATAGTTGCTTAAAAACTTATAGTCAATTCCATCATGGCTATCTACACCTCTAGACAATGGAAATCCTGAAAGCTCAAAATGTCCCATACACATTGATGAGGTGCTGTTCCTGATAAACTCAAATACTTCTGTTTCATTGCTTTTGCAAATCCATGGTACCATATCAATTTTAATTCCATCAACTTCTAGTGTGCCAGGTTTCTGCCAAAGCACAACATTGTGATAGTCTCTCAACAACAAGTCTGGTGAATTAATTTCTAGACTTTCTTTCCAAAAGATATCGTGATTGCCAATCAGTGCGTGAACGGTAATGCCTTCTTCAACACATCTGTCAAAGAAATACCTGCGGCTTTCCATCAACGAATGAAAGTTAATATACTTTCGTCTGTCAAATAAATCGCCAAGCTGAATGATTGTTCTTACACCACGGTCTGCTAATTCTGGAAAGAATGTTTCATTATAAAATTTTTCATAGTAAGCATGAAACGTTTTGGAGTCATTTCTAACACCAAAGTGAGTATCACCTAATAGACATATTCTCATACTTTCGTTGCCCCTGCTTCTTCATTGTTGAACCTAATGACTTGTCAATTATAGCACGGATCTCAGTCAAATGCAACACGGCAGCATCCTTAAGATTTTGTGGTGATTTTTTGTCGTTGACAATCTTTATCCAGTATTCAAGTTGGGCTGGTATTGGTGTCTGCATTATCGTTCTCCAGAAATTCATCAAATATAGTTTCTGCTTTTTTCTTCCTAGGCTTTGCGCTTGCAATCTTTTTCTCTTTATTCACTTCAAATGCTTTGATAAAGTCACTAATGAATTCTTCACTGTATGAGTCGTGCATTACTCCGTTTAGACTTGAAGAAACATAGTCTTCACCATTATTTTCAATGAGTGATGTGATGATTAGATTGTCCATGCTCTTGTACTTGATGTACAAATGTTTTTTCTCTTTTTGGATTCTACGCAAGAATGCATAGTAGATGATTTGTGTAAAGTACGCAAATGGATTCTTAGACTTCTCTGGATCAAAGTTGTCAATGTACAGTAGACAGTTTTCAATGCCGTCAGATACCATATCTTCTTTGAATGTGTAGTTTGCAAAGTTTGGCTTTCGTGCCAAGTGCGTGGCAATCTTAAACAAGCATTCTCCAATGTATTCGGGTACTCTTGGACGTTCTTCATTTATTGTTTTTGCTTCTTGAACCGATGCACGAAAAACAACCATCTCTTGTAGGAAATGTTCGTTGTTCACGTAATGTTTTACTTTTGCTGTTTTAACGGTACTGGTAGTAATGCTCATGTTTCACCTCAATTAGTTGACAAACACTTGACAATGAGTTATTATCACTGTGTTCCCTTTGATAAAGACTTAATGTAATATATGATTATTAGATGAAGGCAACGATGCCCTTAGTCTATCAATCTCTTCTTTGATTTCAGACATTCTATCGGCTGATTGAATTTCTATCACATCTTCTTCACTTGATTCAAATTCTTCATATGCTTCACCATAGAATCTTATGATTTCTGATGTTGCTTCAGATACCGAAACAATACTTTGTTTAAATATTCTAGAAGGCAAATCAAAATTTGTAAGTAGATCCCACTTCATCATAGACAAACTGAAAGTATCGTCATCAGAATTTTTAAGAACAATATTGACTTTCATGGGACGATGAACTTCAATATAGCTTCTACTTTCTTCAACAATATTTCCAATGAGAGTATCACCGTTTGTTAATTTCAGTACTTTGCAAAGCATTATTATTCCTTTAAATTTAACGTGTAAATTTTATATTCAAACTTTTCATCGTTGTAAATTTTCATACGTTCAATAAAATGTTCTAATGTAAAATTCTTTCTACTCTTGTGCGTCATGTCATCCGATATGTCATACAGAATAGCTTCTTTCTTATTATCTCCCAAACGCAATCCTCGGCCAATAGACTGTAGTGTTCTAATCTTACTTTTACTCGGTGAAGCAAAAATAACATTGTGTAGATTACGAATATTAATGCCAGTAGAGAATGTTCCGTATGATGCTACGATGATTGCATTTTCTTCATTCTCAGTAATTCTACGAACTTCTTCTCGTTCATCTACTCCAACAGCGCCATGAATAAAGAATACGGGTCTATTTTCTTCTACTGCATCTTTAATCATATTATACAATACTTTACCGTGTTTGTCAACAAACTGATACAGTAGAAGAGTATTGCCTTCTAGACTCAGAGCTAGATTTTTAATGAATCTATTACGTGAAGGCTTACCTATAATATAATTTATCTCATCTTGATATTTAAAATTCTTACCTAGCTTGCATGATTCTTCGTTATGCTTAAGCACTAACGCTTTGATTCTAAACTTTGACAATCTTCCAGAGTCAATCAATTCTTTTGTTGTTGTAATCTGTTTAACTTTACCAAACAAACCCTCTAAAACTAATCGGTGTGTTTGTGTGCCATCTAGTGTGCCTGTCAAACCAAATCTATATTTGCACTCTGTTAATTTTGTTAGAATTGATATCAACGACTTTGCTTTAAACAAATGAGCTTCATCGCCAACAACTAATTCAAATTCATCAAACCAGTCTTTTGGCATCTTGTAAATTGACTGCCATGTAGATATGACAATTGGACAGTCAGTTTGTTTGCTTGCACCTGACATGATCTGGTGTATGTATTTATCACTCTCAAATCCGTAGTCTTCAAAGTCTTTGTATAACTGTGCGACAAGTGAAATAGTAGGAACAATGATGAGAGTTTTACAATTCAAATATCTTGCAATGAGATATATGATAAGAGATTTGCCAGATGCTGTGGGTGATACTAATAAGTTTCTTCTGCTACGCACCGCATGAATGAATGCATCTATTTGATAGTCTCTAACTTCAAATGGTATGCCTAGAGTGTCAATAAAGTCTTTTGCTTCTGATACAGAGAATTCATCATATGTTTCTACTGATTTATCAAATTCAATTGTGTAGTCACGTTCTTTAGCAAACTTCTCTAAGTGTGGAATTAAGCCGTAATAGATTTGTCTTTTCTGAGAATTGAACAGGCGTATTTTTCCGTCCCAGACCTTGTTCCGAAACGATGGATGAAACTTGTATCCTGGAACAAAAAACGTAAAGTATTCACTAAGTTCCATTGCATCAGAGTTTTCACATTCAATATGTGCGTAGACTTCATCTACTTTTGAGATATAAATTTTATTGTACACCTTGCGTAAACTTCCTCCATTCTATAGCATTTTTAATCTGAAAATTGCGTTGGTTGATGTTCTTAAGTACTTCTTCCAAAAACGCTAACTTTTCTTTTTGATTAATTATGCGAACATTGTTGTGTATAATATCTTTGTCAGAGTCAAGATACATGTCAACTTCATTCTTCATCAAACGCTTAACGAAAGGCTCCCAATTGAGTTCGTCAAGTTCTTCTTGTGAAAGTTTTCCATTGTAATACTCATACTTCTTCAAAGATAAATCTTTGCTTTGAAACTCAAGTGCTTTGAGTTT